GCAACTTGAATGTTGATGACACAGGTAATACATTCGCTGGTACACTTAACGGACGCTATAAGGTTTACATCGATCCATTCGCTGCTAACCTAGACGCTAACCAGTACTACGTTATGGGTTATAAGGGTTCATCTCCTTATGATGCTGGAATATTCTACTGCCCTTACGTTCCACTACAGATGGTTCGTGCAGTTGGTCAGGACACATTCCAACCAAAAATTGGCTTCAAGACCAGATATGGTATGGTTGCCAACCCATTCGCTGAAGGTACAACTCAGGGACTTGGACGTATCACTGCTAACAGCAACAGATACTACAGAAGAGTTAAGGTTACCAACCTTATGTAAGCAAGACGCTTATATTTTTTCAAGAGGATCCTTCGGGATCCTCTTTTTTTATGCTTAGTAAGAATCTATATTAACTAATTCTCTTGCTAGTATTTCATCTTTGTGATCCTCAATAAACTGAGGTATACAACCCCTAATTTTATAATGCTGATTTATATCAACATTTTCAAATTTCATACCTCTTTTATTACCAATTGCTTTGTATGTAAGTCTGGTATATTTTTCAATATCTTTCACAAAAGTCTCAAGTTTCTTTCTTGCTTCTGATGGCAATCTCCTTTTTGTATAGAGTATAATATCTACTGGAGTTTTTGTTCCATACTCCAATACTGCCTCACAAAAACAACGACATGAATATGTGGGGGAATCCATAGAGAATAGGAAAGTTGTTTTGTTGTCAACTGGAATATTGAATTCTTTATCTAAGACTTGCATCCAAGATTTTCTTTCTTTGATACTAACTGCATTATCACCTTCAGCATGTCTCTTAATTATACCATCTAAAATAAGAGTAATATTTGCCTGAGCAAAGGATTTGCGAATTTGTATTCTATTTTTTAACCATTCATTTATATCAACTTCATTTGGTTCTAATTCTCCTTTACCTATTAGGTACAAACCAGCAGTGATAACATCTTCTCTAGTTCCTTTAGTAGCAGGGTCGTGCTTTAAGTTTTCTAAAACTCCTCCACTAATTCTAGCCATTTCGCCAGGTTCTGTTTTCCTAAGATGAATCCAAGGTAATTTTTTCTCACCATTTCGTTTTGCTGCTAGAGATCTACCTCTACCTTCTACTGGACCTTCTTTAGATCCCATACCTGGTGTGTCTTTTGTTAGATATCCTTTTACCAAAAAACCATTTTGTAATGCTTGGATTCTATCTTCAGCGTTACCTTCATCTCTTACACCATCATTCGACCACATATCATCTAGTTCATCCACAGTATCTAAATCAAGAGAACCTAAAGATTCAAACTCATATCCTTGTGGTATCTCTATCTCATCATCTAAGAAGTTTTCTAAATTTATTTCTCCCACTCCGTTAAAACCTGGTAGTTTATTAGGACCTACTATGTCCTGTCTTTTGATAGTGATCATTGTTGCGTTAGCGATTGTTTGTCTAAGGTGCGTTAGCGGTGTAGACATGTTATAATAAGTATATAGTAACAGGAAACCTTGAAATTGTCAATGGAAAAAGATCAGAAGTGGAATGATGCTCTTACTATTTTTACTGAGAGTGTTCATAAACCAGATCCTAAACTTAGGAACTGTGCTCACAACCAGAAATGTTACCATGAGCTGATGGAAGTACGAGAACAGGTACTTTCTTACCTAACTACTATACGAAGGTAATCTTAGGAACAATGAACGGCAGACTTTCAAAAGTTGATATGACAAATAGATTATTTCAACTAAAAAGAGAATTAGATTACAAATGCGAGATTGGTGAGATGGGAGAATGGGAGTGCAACGGTGCTAGAAAATATATGAACAAAGCAATGGATACTCTTGATGAGTATTGGGCATAAATATAAAAAAGTAATTATGTAATGCCAACCAGAAAATCATTACATCCTAGCAAATGGAAAGAGGTTACTAACCGTAACTTCCTATCTGTTGTTGGTTTTAAATTTGCTTTAGAACGTTGCCCCAAAGTTGACTTCTATTGTAATAGTGCTAATCTACCAGAAATTACTTTAGGTCATGCTGTACAACCAACATACCTAAGAAACATTCCTGTTCCTGGTGATAAGTTGGCATACGATGATTTGCGTATTGCATTCATGGTCGATGAGAACATGGAGAATTACTTGCAACTTTATCGTTGGATGACTTCATTAGGATATCCAGAAGAGATGGCACAGTATTCTAGACTAGGTGATAAAGAAAGACTTTTACCTGAACTAGATACTATAGGAACAGCAGCAGACGTTGGTGATCCTGCTACTGATAGGTCAGACGGAACACTGTTGATACTAAGCAATTCTTTCAACCCTACAGTAAAGGTAAAGTTTAGAGATTTATTCCCAGTTTCGTTGAGTGGAATACCTTTTGATAATACTAAGGAAAGTCAAGAATTTTACACAGCAGCTGCAACTTTCAAGTATACTATGTTTGATGTGATTGACATTGATGGAAAAGAAGTATAAAGGAGAATCACTTTACGTCAGAGAATATAAGAATGTCTTTGATAGTAAACTATGTGACACATTGGTGGACACATACGAAAGACTTTGGAAAGAACAGTCAGATCTTCTAAAAAAATTAAGTCTATGTTATTCACCTTCTGGTGTAAAAACTTGTGGTGCATGTGACTGTCAAAGACTTGATATCATGCAACATAAAGAATTCAAGGAACCATTTCAGTTAGTAATAAAAGGTATACAATCTACACTATCACAGTATAAGGAGGATGTGGATATGCATCCTACACAGTGGCCTACAAAGTATGCTTTTGAAAATCTAAGAATCAAAAGATACTTATGTGATAGTAATCAACAACATGACTTTCATTCTGATGTAACTAATAAAGATTCTGCAAAAAGATTCTTTTCTATCATATGCTATCTGAATGAAGATTTTGATGGTGGTCATACTTTGTTTCCAATGTTTGATCAAAAATTCAAACCATCAAAAGGTAGTATACTATTGTTCCCATGCACTTGGAGTTATCTTCATAAAGGTAGTGAGTGTACAAATGGGTATGCAAAGTATATACTAGGTACGTTCCTAAACTATGTGACTGGTCATGAGACTGTTAGGACTGGTGACAAACTATTGGGTAAACCACAATGAAATCTAATCCATGTACAGTTGAAGCAATACAAGACATGTGGACTAAAGATTCAGTTATGAATCAAGATGAACTTGATAATGAATCCTTACGTATACCACAACTACATGCCAAATATTACGACCTATATAATACGATACTGCTTATGCGGAAACGTGATGAGCAACAGTATTCTTCTATTCTATTAGATCGTAGAAAGTATTACACTGGGAAGGCTACTGCAGACATATATGCAGAAGAACCATTTCCATATAAAGTCAGAGACAAGGATGACTTAAAGTTGTATCTTGACTCTGATGAAAAATTGAGTAAGACTAAACTCAAGTTAGAATACTACGATGCTATGCTCAAGTATCTTGAAGAGATACTAAGACAAGTTTCTAATAGAACCTATCAAATAAAGAATGCTATTGAATGGCGTAGGTTCTCCTCAGGCTATGGCTGATCTTGTTATAAAAAAGAAGAATGAAGTATATCTTCAGATAGAATGCGATCCTCATATAAGGCATGAGTTACAAGATGAATTTACTTTTGATGTACCTGGTGCAAAGTTTATGCCACAGTACAGAAGCAAGTACTGGGATGGTAAGATAAGATTATATAATTTACAAAAGAATGAAATATATGTTGGGTTACTTGATAAGGTAACTTCTTTCTGTAAGAGGTATGATTATAAATTTGAATTTTTAGACACTAAGTATTTTGGATTACCATACGAAGAGAACGATAAGGTATCTGAAGAAGGTGTTAAAGATTACGTAACAGCAATATCTAAGTATAAACCTAGAGGGTATCAGATAGAAGGTGTCTACGATGCCTTGAAGCGTAATAGAAGACTTATAATATCGCCAACTGGTAGTGGTAAATCTTTGATGATATATGCTGTCACTAGATATCATCAAGAACAAGGTAGAAAGATACTAATAGTTGTTCCTACTACCTCTCTGGTAGAACAGATGTATAAGGATTTTGTAGATTATGGTTGGGATGTTGAAAATATTGCTCATAGAATATATGCTGGTAAGGATATGCTAAGTGATTGTCCTGTTATTATATCAACTTGGCAATCAATATACAAGCAAGATAGGAAATGGTTTCGTAAGTTTGGTGTAGTAATAGGTGATGAAGCACATCAGTTCAAGTCCAAATCATTGGTTAGTATCATGACTAAACTAGATGATGCTAAGTATAGATACGGATTTACAGGAACACTTGATGGTACTCAAACACATAAGTGGGTATTAGAAGGACTATTCGGACCTTCGTATAAAATTATCAATACTAAAGATCTTCAAGATGCAGGATACCTTGCTAGACTAAACATAAAAATACTATTACTAAAACATAATCCAAAAGAATTTGATATCTATGAGGATGAGGTTCAGTATATTATAACTCACGAAAAGAGAAATAAGTTTATAAAAAACCTAGCATTAGATCTAAAAGGTAATACTTTGATACTCTACAGTAGGGTGGAAACCCATGGTCAAGTACTATATGATCTAATAAATACAAATACACGTAAAGTTTTTTTTGTCCACGGTGGTGTGGATGTTGAAGAACGTGAACAAGTAAGGACAATCACCGAGAGGGAGAACAATGCAATTATCGTTGCGTCTTATGGTACTTTCAGTACTGGCATTAACATTAAGCGGTTGCATAACATCATCTTTGCTAGTCCCAGTAAATCCAGAATTAGAAACCTCCAGTCCATCGGTAGAGTCCTAAGAAAAGGTGAGGGAAAATCTCTAGCAACTCTTTATGATATAGCTGATGATACTAAGAAAGGGTCAAAACAAAACTATACTTTGAACCATCTTATTGAACGCATCAAGTACTACAACGAGGAAAAATTTAATTATGACATCATCCAAATCAGAATCTGAACCTTATGACGAGTTTCTTGCTTCTATAAAATTAGTGAGTGGAGAAGAAATTCTATCAAAGGTGGTAATAGATTCAGAAGACAATCAAAAAATAATGATTGATAATCCTGTGATATGTGAGGAGGTTCGCTCCCCTGGAGCGAATATCCCTATGGGATATAAATTTGAACCTTGGATGAAATTGACTGATGAAGAATGTTTTATACTTAATCTTGATAAAGTTATTACACTATCTGAAATAAAAGATCAAATAGTTCTTGATACGTATCATCAAATAGTAAGAAATGGTTTCAAAAGAACTCATCCAGATCTAAACCGTGAAATGGGATATATTAATTCTGTAGAAAAATCTAGGAATATTATTGAAAAATTATATGGAGCAGACGATGCTTCTAAAGATACTAAGAAAAAAGATTAAGCTTGTTTCCTGAACAGCAACACTGTTAGTGTACAGGTAATTGTATATCTTGTCAAGCTGTGCTATAATGATCACATACAAGTTAGGACATAATGGT